TGGACGGGCGTACCTTGAAAATCGTCCTGCTGAAAATGCAGGGGTATTCCACAAAGGACATTGAACAGCAGGAGGGGCGTATTTTACGACAGGGGAATCTTAATCCGAAGGTCAAGATTTTCCGCTATGTGACAGAAGGAACTTTTGACAGTTATTCGTGGCAGCTCATTGAGAACAAGCAGAAATTTATCGGTCAGATCATGACAAGCAAATCTTCGGTACGTTCCTGTGAGGATGTGGATGAAGCGGCGCTTACTTATGCGGAGGTCAAGGCTCTGGCAACAGGAAATCCTTACATCAAGGAGAAGATGGACCTTGATATTCAAGTTTCAAAATTGAAACTTATGAAAGCAAACCATACTAGCCAGAAATATCGACTGGAGGACAACATCGCAAAGCATTATCCTCAGCAGATCACGATTTTAAAGGAGCGTATCAGTGGGATGCAGACGGATATTCAAACTGCAAAAGCAAATCTTCCGGTGGATAAAGAGCAGTTTTCCATGAAAGTGGGGGACAAGCTCTATACGGATAAGAAAGAAGCCGGAACAGCCCTTGTGGAGATGTGCAAAGAAATAAAAACAGTCAATGCCCCTGCGGTCATTGGCGAATATGCAGGTTTTAAGATGTCAGTATACTTTGATGCATTCAACCACAAATTTGTGATGAACCTGAAAGGTCAGCTTTCACACAATTTGGAAGTCGGTTCAGACCCACTCGGCAATATCTCCCGTATCAACCATGCACTGGAGTCTATGCCAAAGCAACTCATGGAAGCACAGACAAAACTTGAAACGGTGGAGCATCAGCTTGAAACCGCAAAGGTGGAAGTAACCAAGCCTTTTGCACAGGAAGCGGAGCTTGCGGAGAAGTTAGAGCGTCTGTCGGCATTAAATGCCCTGCTTAATATGGATGAAAAGGGCAATGATGGGATTGATATGGATGATGAGCCGGAAGCTCCAAAGAGCGAAAAAGAGGTTGCAGACCGTCCGGCGAAGAGTATTCCGCTTGCAGAGAAAACAGTGGGTACAGGATTGGATAAGGGCATCAGACAGTATGCAGATGCACCTGCAGAAAGAGTGTCCCTGAAGGCGAAGCTGGAAGTGATGAAAGCAAAGGTTGCTGGAGAAGATACAGAAAAGCCTATGCCACTAAAGGCAAAGGGAAAAGAAGTAATTATGTAACAAACATTTATTGTTGTATTTCACATCATCTAGATAACGTATTAATCGTAAAAAATAGTAGCGATATGAAGTGTGTGGGAAAAATGCCATACACTTCATTGCTATTAACAAGAATTAGGTTAGGATTAATATAAAAAACAATATGTAGCAAAATGAGGGATTATAGGAATTTTACATATTGAAGGTGTTACTGTTCAGGGGTTAGCTGGACTTGAGAGAACCGCTGGTGTAGACTGATAACAGTCAAAGCTATCGGTTTTCTTTATCCAAATATCCTGGATACTCTGTCATATATATTTGCCGGATCTTCAAGGCGCATCAAAACAAGCATGCTCATGCATTGGCAGAGATTCTCGATGCTTTCGAAACTTAGGGCGCAGTGATTTCGAGAATGGTATGGAAGAGTTCTCATAATCACGATTAAGCTGGGCCCTCAGTTTCTGGTTTTTTCCTTTTTCCTCTTCCAGTGCGGATTCTGCCGCGTACCTCAGACGGAGTTGCTCCAGATATTTTTCATGCATCTGCTCATAGGCAATAGCTGAATATTACGGTGCGGCAGATTCTTCCGCAATTATCCGTTTTGGCTCTTTTAGCATGATCAGATATATAGTATAATGTTTGTATTAGGATGTATGAGGAGAATTATTTATGGCAAAGTCTAATAATACATTATGCTTAGATAAATTTTACCCAGAAAAGGATTTGATGATAACAGATATTGATCAGCAAAGTGATAAAATTATAATTCAGATGAAATCAACTTCAAGCAGCTGTAAATGTCCAAAGTGTAATCGTATAACACAAAAATATCATGGAACATATACTCGTAAAGTACAGGATTTACCTATTTTAGGAAAAAATGTTCAACTTGAAATTTGTTCACATGAGTATGCATGTTTGAATGACGAATGTGAGGTTATTTCTATTGCTGAGACTTTTGATGGATTCCTTAATAATTATAGTCGTATGACAGAAAGATGTGTTGATTTTATCTGTACATTGGCTCTTGAAACCAGTTGTGAAGGCTGTGCCCGTGTCTGCCGCACATTAGGGATAAAAACTAGTGGTGATACCGTAATACGGTTACTTTTAAAAAGATATGAATCTCTTCCCCAACCGGAAGTTAGTGATGTAATAGGTGTGGATGATTTTGCATATAAAAAGCGCCATACATATGGGACTATCATAGTAAATGAAAAAACGCACGAGCCTATAACATTGTTGAATGGAAGAAATGGGGATACATTGCGGGAATGGCTTAAGAATAATAAAAATGTTAAAGTGGTTACAAGAGATAGGGCAAGTGCATATGCGAAAGTAATATCAGAAGAATTACCCGATGCAATGCAGGTGGCAGACCGATTTCATTTACATCAGAATCTACTGGAAACAATAAAAAAAGCTCTGAATCAAGAAATCCCTGCAACAATAAGTATCCCACACAATGATACATCTATCGATGCAGAAGAACATTGTAAAAAAAATTGCATCTGATGTGGATAATTATGCTGCTTTTTCAGAAAAACGTTATCAAATGATCTGCCAAATACAAAATTTTTTAAAAGAAGGCTGTAGTTACCGTGAAATTGCCAAACGTATGGGAATAGGTCGCAACACAATTGCAAAATATCGTAAAGGTGATCCAAAAGAATTAAGTATGTATGGAATTCATCAAAGCAAACTTGATCCATTTCATGATTTTATTATAGATTGTCTTAAAGAAGGATGGAGTAAAAGCAAAACTGTAAAGGCAATATACGAAAAAGGATATTCTGGATCCAAAAGCAATGCTTTTGATTATTTGTGCAAAATAGAGCAAAAAGAAAATAAATGTTTTGAGCCACAGCCATATGTCAGAACAATGACAGAGTGTTTAAAATACAAAACCGGCAGTAAGGGAAAAGATAAAGATTATATTACACGAGAAGGTGTGTTTAGGTACATGTGGATGAATACTGAACTTTCAGATAATCATAAGGAATATATTTATGAAAAGTATCCAAATATTTGGGAACTTCAATGCTGCATAAGAGAGTTTAGAAATATTTTTAAAAATCATAATGTGCCAATGCTCTATTTATTTGTTGAAAAATATAGTGAAAATCTTCTTAAACCCTTAAGAAGTTTTGCTGAGGGATTAAAAAGAGATATAGATGCAGTTGAAAATGCTGTAGCATATGATTACAGTAATGGATTTGTGGAAGGAACTAATAGCAGATTAAAAATGATAAAACGTACAATGTATGGAAGATGTGGCAGGCAGTTGCTTGAAGCAAAGTTGAGGTACATGGGATATAACAATAATAACGGATAATTGCGGAAGAACCTGCCGCACCGTAATATTCATCGTGACTTTCCGATACTGGCGGTTCAATCCTTCTATGATATTTGTCGTGTACATAATGCGTCTGATATCATTAGAAAACTGGAAAAAGGAACTTACATCTTCCCAATTATTTTCCCAGTTACTGATCGCGTACGGATATTTCTTCCCCCATTTTTCTTTCATGTTCTCCAGCTCTGTTAAAGCGGCTGTTTCGTTCGGAGCATTGTACACTTCTTTGAAATCCGAGGAAAACTTTTTCAGATCATTATAATTTACATATTTGAAAGAATTGCGGAGCATATGGATCACACATCTCTGGATCTCTGCCTGCGGATAGACTGCCTGAATAGCTTCTTTAAAACCCGGAAGACCATCCACGCAGAAGAAAAGGACATCTTTTACTCCGCGGTTCTTAAGATCATTAAGCATCCCAAGCCAGAACTTGCTGGTTTCATTTGCGCCTGCTGTGATGCTGAGGATATCTTTGTATCCCTCCACTGTAACGCCAAGAACTACATACGCAGCACGACTCAGGATCCTGCCATCCTCACGTACTTTATAATGAATACAGTCCATAAAGACAAACGGATAAACCGGGTTCAGAGGACGGGACTGCCATTCTTTAACCTGAGGAAGTATCTTGTCTGTGATCTTGCTGACCATTTCAGCTGACAGCTCAATCCCATAAAGATCCTGAAGCTGGTCGTGGATGTCACGTGTACTCATACCACGGGCATATAAAGATATCACTTTTTCTTCAATCCCGGAAATATCTCTCTGGTATTTAGGGATGAGTTTTGGTTCAAACTCACCGTTACGGTCTCTTGGTACGTCGATTTGAAATTCACCGTATTGACTCTTTAAGTTTTTTGTAGAATGACCATTTCTTTTATTATCTGTCTGTAGATCTCCCTTATGGTTTTTCTCGTATCCAAGAGTTGCATCCAGTTCTGCCTCCATCAGCTCCTGCAGGATATCCTTGAAACTGTCTTTCAGAAGCGTGTATATATCTGCAACGCTATTAATGTTGTTTTCTGAGATGATCTGTCGAATTTGTTCCTTTGCAACTGCCATAAAAAATACTCCTTTTCGATAAGAATTGTCATATCTGAATTCTTACCAAAAAGGAGTTATTTTTTACCAAAAACACAAACTATTTTACACTACCTTAAAATTTACAAGATCTATTATTCGAGATTTTTCTTTCATCTATTATTCCTCTTCAACTAAAACTCTTTGTGAAGTTTTAATGGATATTATATCCCTGCAAGCTAGTTTGAATTCACACACGTTATTGATTTTCTTTTTTACCTGAGCTTGGTCTTCAGTACTATGAACTGTTCCATCGCTTCCTGTTGCCTCAACTTTAATATATCCATTCTTTGTAGCTGTTTTTGCATCAATATCTTTTTGCATATTATCTATTTCTTCAATTTCATTATTAATTTCATCCGATGAGATATTAAGACCCATTCTACTTGATGCTGTAAAAATAACACTTTTTGAACTTAAATTAGCCTCCTCAAATCTTTCTAGCCTTCCCTTTCCATTTGTTTCAATAGATTTCATAATTTCTGTATCAGGATTTGCTGGTTTGTATTCGATTGCAAGTCTTTGAATGCCCTTAATACTTTTAAGCTCTCTTTTTATTTCTTTGATATCCAATCCATCCGTATACTTATCAATAACAAATGTGTATTCGTCATCTTTCATAATTTCGGTAAGCATTTTTCCCAAAACACTTAAAATCTCTTTTTGTCCAAATCTTTGAGATGTATAATACCCTATCATTTCTTTAAAAATATCTATATAGAATTCAATGCTCTCAGTATTAGAAACATGTTTACTTACTAACCCATTTGTATTCGGATCCTCTTCTTTATAATACAATGTTGATTTTTTATATAGATATCCGTAGATATAAGTATCTGTTTTTTCTCTGACAGTTGCCTTATAAATAATTTCATCATTTCGAATTACTTCGCCATCGTAAAAAATAGGTCTTTCTTCCGTAACCGTTAATCCATCATAAAAATTTCCTAATACTTTTTCAAGAACATGACGAATATCTGTAATTCCATTATATACATCATATATATGAGATGAATTTAAATTAATTTTTCCAAAATATAAAGTTTTTGATGCCATATTAAAATCCCCCGAAACACTTTTTCTACATTTTACTGCATATTTCGCCATCTTTCAATATATAATACTTCGCCATGTTTCGAGATTTGCTTATATTATAGAACATATGTTCCTACATGTCAATTGTCCAAAACATACAAAAAGAGCCTTGTATTTTCTACAAGACTCTAAAAACATATGTCCTCGGGGGAAGACATAACAGAACATCAGGATTCGAACCTGCGGCTCCATGGCTCACGCTCACTCCCTCTCGGTGAGATGTTCTGGTGATCTGCCAGGTG